GCTTTTCAAAAGTAACAAAATGGCAAAAAGATTTATAGATACCGACCTATTTAAGAAACGATTTATAAGGGACTTACCGCCCGCTTATAAATTGCTTTGGGTGTACCTTTTTTGCGAGTGCGACAACGCCGGAATATGGGAAGTGGACTTAGAGGTAGCCGGGCTTTATTGCGGCGAAACGTACGACTTAGAGGACTTCGAAAAAGCCTTTGCCGGAAGAATCCATTTCTTCAATAACGGAAGCAAAGCGTTTTTACCCGAATTTATCATATTTCAGTACGGCGGGGTATCGAACTTAAACCCTACGAACAACGCGCATAAATCGGTATTGCAAAAACTTGAAAAATACGACCTTATACGGGTATTGAACGAAGGTATTACCCAGCCACCGCAAGGGCCGACGTTAGGAGCTGGCAAGCCCCAAGGCAGGAGCAAGGCAGCCCCTAAAATGAAAGGCGGTAAAATCTTTCAGAAGCCCACCTTAGAAGAAGTTACGGCGTATTGCCAAGAACGAGGTAACGACGTAGACCCGCAAGCGTGGATAGATTACTATACTTCGAACGGTTGGAAGGTGGGCCGTAACTGTATGAAGGATTGGAAAGCGGCGGTTAGAACTTGGGAGCGTAACGAAATAGGTAATAATGGAAATGGACGAAAAGGACAGCAGACAGGGGCCGCAACGGGTGGACTTAACCCGGTTCCGGGCGGTACTTCAAAGAAAGGCTTTACCGGAACGCTTTAAGGTTGATAAGTACACCGAAGACGTGCCGGCAATGTTGCGGGAATGTTATATAGCCGAAGTTATGCGGCGGCGTATGCAGTTCATCGACGACGAAGCGACCCAAAGCCATATAGAAAAGGCGGCAAAATGGCTTACCGGTAATTGCAAACCGGGGCTTCTGTTATTCGGAACGGTAGGTAACGGTAAAAGCACCTTAGCCCGCGCGATAGGTAGCCTTATCGGGATTTTGTACGAAAGTGCATATTTCGACCAACGAAAGACGGTTAGGACGGTATCGGCCTTAGAACTTGCAGACATAGCAAAGAACGAACCGGAACGCTTTAACGGCATTAAGAAAGCCGAGCTATTAGCTATTGACGACGTAGGTACGGAACCTTCCGTAGTGAAGGTTTGGGGAAATGAAATTAGCCCCTTTGTCGATACGATTTACTACCGGTATGACCGGCAGCTATTTACAATTATGACCAGCAACCTAAATGCGGAAGACTTGGCGAACAAATACGGCGAACGTATTGCCGACCGATTTACGGAAATGTTCGATAGAATCCCGTTTATAAACCATTCTTATAGAAAATAATAGCCAACATGGAAAAGATATACATTTTGGGACAGATAAGCGGCCAGCCAATAGAAGAAGTAGCGGCCAAATTCGAAGCGGCGGAAGCCATGTTAAAAGCCCAAGGTTACGAGGTGGTAAACCCGCTTAAAAACGGTATTCCGGTTAATGCCTCTTGGGAAGTTCACGTAGCTATGGACGTACTTCTACTTATGGGGTGCAAGGCTATCTATTTGTTGCCCGATTGGGGATTTTCCAAAGGGGCTACACTTGAAAAGAATTTAGCCGAATTGACAGGTAAGACAATTATTTACGAAGAAGTACCGACCTTTCAGAACATAAAGCAGGCAATAGCCGAAGGCATGGGCGTTGCCTTCTACGATATTGTAGGCGAAAGTCGAGAGCAAAAGCACGTCTTTGCCCGCATGATTTTCGCCCAGCTATGCCGGGAAGAAGGGGCGACGGTAGTAAAGATTGCAAAGGAGATGAAACGGAACCACGCTACTATTATCTACTACCTCAGAAAATACCCGGACGATTACCAATATACCTCCGAATTTAGGGGTTATGTAAACGCAGTGAAAGCCCACCTATCAAAAGACTAATTTTCCGCGAAAGCGTATTACTATAATGCGAAATGGACAATATTAGATTACTATATATAGACTTGTTTTGCGGTGCCGGTGGAACGAGTACAGGCGTAGAGAAAGCCAACTATAAGGGGCGTAAATGCGCGAAGGTTATAGCTTGCGTAAACCACGACGCGAACGCCATAGCGAGCCACGCGGCCAACCACCCCGAAGCGCAGCACTATACGGAAGATATGCGAACTTTGGACTTATGCCCATTGAAAGAACATACGGCCGAAATGCGCCAAATGTACCCTATGGCGAAAATTGTACTTTGGGCTTCACTTGAATGTACCAATTTCAGCCGTGCCAAAGGCGGCCAGCCCCGCGACGCAGATAGCCGCACCCTTGCCGAACATTTGTTTAGGTATATAGAAGCCCTTACCCCCGATTATATCCAAATCGAGAATGTAGAGGAATTTATGAGCTGGGGCGACTTGGACGAAAACGGAAAACCGATTAGCAGGGACAAAGGGCGGCTTTATACTAATTGGGTAGATAACGTAAAAGCCTACGGGTACAAGTTCGACCATAGAATACTTAACGCGGCGGATTATGGGGCATATACCAGCCGAAAGCGTTTCTTCGGGATATTTGCCAAACCGTACCTACCTATCGTATGGCCGAAGCCTACCCACTCAAAGACCGGGGGCGGCGACCTTTTCGGCAGCTTGGCGAAGTGGAAACCCGTAAAGGAAGTTTTGGACTTTGCCGATGAAGGGAAAAGTATCTTTAATCGTAAAAAACCGCTTTCGCCTAAGACCTTGGAACGCATATACGCGGGCCTTATAAAGTTCGTAGCAGGCGGGAAGGATTCGTTTTTGATTAAATATAATTCAGTCAATAAGAAGACGGGTAAGCATATCCCGCCTTCGATAGATGAACCATGCCCTACCGTAGCTTGCCAAAACAGGTTAGGAATAGCGAACATTCATTTTCTCGCAAAGCATTTTAGCGGACACCCGGAAAGCAAAGTTTCCAGCGTAGACAACGTAGCGGGAACCATTACGACCGTAGACCACCATAGTTTAGTAGGGGCCGAATTTCTTTCGGCATATTACGGAAACGGGCATAATCATTCCGTAAATATGCCTTCGCCGACCCTTACAACGAAAGATAGGCTTTCGGTGGTAAAACCGCAATTTATAGCGAATAGTTATAGCGGTGGCGGGCAATTATCAGACTTGGATAAGCCTTGCCCGGCGGTAATGACAAACCCCAAGCAGAGCGTAATAGCCTGCAAATGGTACCTTATGAATCCCCAATATTCCAATACCGGCGGTTCCGTCGAAAAGCCGTGTTTTACCCTTATCGCTAAAATGGATAAAAAGCCCCCGTACCTTATCGCTACGGAGTGCGGCCAATTGGCGATAGAGATTTACGAAACCGATAGCGGCCCAATGCGGAAAATAAAGGAGTTTATGGCCCTTTACGGTATCGTCGATATAAAAATGCGAATGTTAAAAATTATCGAGTTAAAACGAATTATGGGCTTCCCAGAAAACTACACCCTTATAGGGACGCAAGCCGACCAAAAGAAGTTTATCGGCAATGCGGTAGAAGTGAATATAGCCCGTGTTCTTTGCGAAGCCTTGGTAGAAGAAATAACAACCGAATTACTAAAAGTAGCCTAAGCAATGACAATACAGGAACTAAACACGCGCCAAGGTTGGACGCTAAGCCAAAAGATAGACCACGCAGTAGGGACGGTAGAAGCCTTCCTTTCCCGTACGGGTAAAGTCCCCTACGTTTCCTTTTCCGGCGGCAAGGATTCTACCGTATTGCTCGACATAGTGCGGCGGTTTGTCGATAGGGATATAAAGGCGGTCTTTTGCAATACCGGCAACGAGTACCCCGAAATAGTGCGCTTCGTCAGAAGCACCGAGAACGTAACGATAATACGACCGGGTATTACGGTTAGGGAAGTTATCGGTAAGTATGGCTTCCCGCTTATATCGAAAGAACAGGCGCACGGCATACGCCAAGCCAAAACGACCAAAAGCGAAAAGCTACTTTCTATTCGCCTTCACGGAACAGATAAAACGCGCGGGTACACAAGTGGAAAGATTGCCGACCGTTGGCAGTATCTAATAAAACAGCCTTTTATGGTTTCGGAACGATGTTGCGAATGCCTAAAAAAACGGCCTTTTGCGAAGTATAATAA